AAATAAACAATTAATAGCCACTTTACAACAACAACTCTAGACACAAAAAACTGAATTAGATTCAGTAAAACAAACCGCTTTAGAAGCACAAAAGATGTCAACCAATCATTGGCATTTTGTTGGTACGGATACTACTAACAATACTTTTTTTACATGATGAATTAATCATATCTGCAATTATTTTTCTTTAAAAAACTCCATCAATATTATTAAACGAATATATCTGGAAAATATTCAATGTTTCTTCAAGTTCCCTTTTATTTATTTATTTTTAATGTTTATATTTTGTGAATGGTTTATGAATTATTGGTAATAAAATTATTGATTTAGAATTTTAATATATAATAAAATATTTATGAATAATACACAAATAAATAGAGAACTTGAATTATTGAGTTTAAAAAATAAACTAAGAATTACATTGAAGTATTACTTATTAAACACCCCTCAAAATGAATATTCTTGTTTTTATAGAATATTGGAATTATTAAAACAAAAATACACAAATGTTAATGATTTAAATTTTATTGATCAAGGAATTAGAAACAATATTCAAAATTATAATAATTTAACTTTATCAAATATAGCATCATATATTTATAATTATAATAACGAATATTTATTAAAAGATTTATTAAATAGTATTGATACTGGAATAAATTATCGTTTAGAATATAGACACGATAATTTAGAAAAATTAATAATAGAAAATACAAATATATCAACAGAAACTGGTAATGAAGTTCTTATATTGAGAGAAGATGTTAAGGAATTGCTAAAATAAATTATATATTAATTATATTATATATTGTAATATAATTAATTATGAGTATCAATAAATGTGATAGTATTTAAATTAAATAAAAAATAATTGATATAGAGACAATTTTACCGATTTAAATTGTTATATAAAATAATAGTAATGTTATAATAATTATTTATTAATTGTTAATTTAATTAGTTCTATTTCGGTTTCTGTTAAATTATATAGTTTATATATAATCTCGTCACTAGTAATATTTTCTAAATCCAATTTTTTCATATTTTGGATTACTATATCTCTTCCATGAATATTATCTGTCATCGTAATTAAATTAATGTATTTTATTAATTTTGAATTTACCAATTTAACAAATCCATCATATTTTTCTTTTGTATCACATAACATATAAATCATATTATCAGATAAGTTATATTCACCATTTTCATCATAAGAAGGCATAAGATATCCTCCAGAACACATTATAATTTTACTTTTTCCATGTTCAATCATTAAATGTTTGTTATAATATACATCACCTGGAAATGGTTTAGATTTATTAATTTTATCTATTATTGGATATTTATAACAATCTGTCATTTTTCGTGAAATATCACCATTAGAAATATGAGTTGTTCTAATTCGCTGTAATATTTGTTTATGATTTATATTATAACTTGCTTTTTTAATATCAAATGTTGTATGTATATTTGATAAAATATTAGAACATTTATTTAATATATTAAAATCAATATTTGATAAGCACAATGGTATTTCTTGTTTTTCATAAATAATTATTTCATCAGTTTCAATAACTTTATTTCGTAAAAATTCTACTCTAGTTTTACAAGAACTAACTATATTATTTTTAATTAAGAAGTAGGCAAAATAAGTACTTATTCCTTTAAAATGTTTATTTGCTACATTTAAAGACAAAAACATTATTTCATAAAAATTATTTATATATTTACGATTTTTATCTTTATTAGTTAAATAATTTTTTATATTTGTTGGAGTAACAAATAATAAATATTTATTAATTTTTAAAATATTTAATGAATATTTTATAAATTCTAAATATAATTTATTATCACCAGTAGCATTAGCATCTTGATATGGAGGATTTCCACATACCATATCAAAACCAGTAAGACCCCACTGTTCTTCAATATTTAATTTCAATGTATCGCCTGTATAACTATTAAACACATAATCTAACTCTTCTAATCCACAATAACTTTGAACATGACATTTCATTATTTCTGTTGTGATGAAAACATTTAACGCGGTTAGGTCTGCATAATAAATACACTCAGTCATTATAACACGACATCTGTCTATTTCATCAGGAAATAATTCTTCAAGTCCTTTATAAAACTTATCAAATATACCCAATACAAAATTTCCTTTTCCACAACAAGGTTCAAATACTTTATTTGGTGTTTTCCAAAAATCAATAGGTATCGTATTCAACATATCATCTACTAATTTAACTGGTGTTGGAACTTCAGCGTTTTGTTTTTTTTCATCATTGGTTGGTACAAAATGTTTCTCTATTAATTGACGTAATTTATGAGGTGATGCAATCTTATAAATCTCACGAATGTTATTAACAATTTCTTCATTATCATCAATAATTTTTTCCATTATAGTTTTAATAATAATAAAATTATCTTTATTTAATTCAATTTTGTTTTGTAATAAAGTAATAATCAATTCACATGTTTTTTCATTCCTAAAAATATCATTAAAATCAAATATTTTATATGACCTAGAAATTAATGCCAATAATGGAAACAAGAAACTTTTACACATTTCATATGTTTGATTTATTAAATTTTCAATTATTGCATTTTCTTCTTCTGTTAATTCTTTTTCTTCTTTTGGTTCTTTACCTTCAGGAGCATCAATTTGTGTTTTACTCTTATCGCCCTTAGGACAATCTTGTTGGTCGCCTTCCAAATCCTTATTAATTTTTCGTAATTCTAGTTTTTGAAAATCTATTTTTATGAAATCTTTCATATCGTCATTACAAATTAAATTTTCTAAAAATGGTGTATCATCTATTTCTTTTATAATTTTATCTGCTACCGTTTCATAGTAAGATATTATTTCTGTAATTTTTATTTTTCCATTATTAAATTCTTGTGGATCAAATAAGAATAACTTATGTTCAAATAAATAATATAATATTTCTGCATTTGTTTTTGTAGTTTTAATACTTCTTCTGTGTTTTTGAATTATATCAATTAAATACAAATAAGTTCTTTGAATATTCATATCTACATTTATTCCTATTGTTTTTCCATCTGCTTCTGTTAGAGCTCTTGAAAATCGTTGTCTTTGATTATCCAAATTATGTCCATCATCCAATGATATTGTAACATCACATTCATTATAAGTAATACCAACACTTCCTTTATTCCCTAATAAGAGAATACACCCTCTTTTCTTTTCTGTTTTTGCTTTATTCATTATTGTTTGTATGTATTCATTATATTCTTCTTTTACATTGCCTGTATCTTCTAACGAATTAGAATATTCAATATTATAATCACACCATAATTCGTGAGTTTCTAAAAATTTTTTAAATGTTTTTTGTAATAATGAAATAGTGTTATTTCTTGTATGTGTAGGAAGATAAATAATAAATAATAATGGATTTTCAGTTGTTGATTTTCTTGAACGATAACTTGATTGTGTTTCTTCTATTTGTCTCATAATTGTTTTTTTCATTCGGTTTGATGAAATAATATAATTAAAGAACTCTATTAATATATCAATACCATCTGTTGTTTTACATAATTCAAAATCTTCTATATATTCTACTTCTTTTTTGTCATTAATCATAGTTTGTAATGCAAATAATGAACTACAACTATAACCAAAATTTGTTCCATATTTTTTATTGTAATCTTCAATTTCTTTAATTAATTCTTTAGAAATAGAATGTTTCATTAATACTTGAGTAGGATGTTTTGAATAATCATGATTTAATGTACTTTCATTTAAACAATCTAGAAATATTTCACCGTGTCGTACAATCATTATATCAATCAATTCTTCTCTATTTTTACAAGAAGGATTCATTATTTCTTTCATATATCCTTCATCTTCTATAGTCCATTCATATACACATTCATTCTTTATTTTATAGTATTTTTTAGTTTTATCTGCTGTTCCAGAAGCAAATATTGTTAATTTTATATTTTTTCTAATATCTTCTACATCACTATTAACTTCTAAAATATCTGTTTTTGTTTTATCCGTAGAACCACCTAAATGTGCTTCATCAATAAATATTGCTTCAAAATTAATTTTTTTTAAACATTCTATTTTTTTTAATTTATTTATTTTTAAATATTCTGTACTACAAAATACAATCCCATTAAAATTTTCATCAATTATATCAAATTCGTCTTGTAATTTATAATTAATATTTTTAAAATCAATATATTTTTCTAAATCATCCGTAAAACTATTTATGGTTCCTGGAACAGAAGTCATAATCAATATTTTTTTATAACCATTTTCTAATAAATATTTACATATCAATAACATTGTAATACTTTTACCACTTCTTGGTTTATGTGCTATACACCACATTTTATGTTTATTTTTTAAAAACGACTTTATAAATTTTAATTCTGTCATTTTTTGATGTAATTTTTTTATTAATTGTTGTCTTGGTGATAATAAATATTCAGTATTAATGAAATCAATAAATTCATCAATAGTTAATATATTACTTGAAAATCTTTGACAAAACACATCTAATGCTCTAATAACATCATCTTTATCAAATAATAAACCATGTTCTATAATTTTATCATGTATTTGTTTATCAATATTTAGTTTATTTTTATATTTATGTTTTATAACAACTTCTTTATCCTTAACAATTAATCCAATTTTATAGTCATTTGTTATACTTTGTTTTGTTATTGTATTGTCTATTTTTGATACATCTGTTTCACTATACTTGTTTTTATATTTAATTGTAAATAAAACAAGTGTAGTTTCTTGTTTTATAGCCATATCAACAATATTATTACCTCCACCATCAACCTTCACTTTTAATAAAGAATTAAAATTTTTCATTTGTTTTAAGCTTTGTAATTGTCCTTTACATATTTCAGTATAATTTATTTGAAAACACTTTAAAACAACAAGTATTTGAATTATAGTTTCAAAAATCCACCCCTGTCTTCTTTCATCATTTGAATCTTTATTATCTAACATTATTTTATTAAACAAAACAACACCTGTTAAATGTTTATAATTTAACATATTTTTTAATATATCAATACGAAAATCTTGTTTAATAAAATTATCAACTATTAATTTATCATCAAGTATAATAGTATCATCCGATAATTTAGGTCTTTTTTTCTTTTTTTGTAAAACACATTTTTTTTCACACGATTTAATATTAGTTGTATTTTCAAATATAATTGTATCATCAGATAATTTAGACTTTACCTTTTTTTGTTTTTTGACAACGATTGTTTGTGAATCTTGCATCTTTATTCATTTGATAAAAAAGAATGTTTATAAATTAATTTCAATTTTTAATATGTATTAAAAAATTGAAACATCTCTAATCTATAAAAAAGTTTCAACAAAAAAGAAAAGTGTAAAAATGAGTTTCCAAACAATTATCATTGAAAAGAA